GATGAAGGAACAACGGCACCAGAGATGATGTTGTTTCCGTACATTAGAGAACCAGCAACTGGTTCACGGATTCCATCAATGTCCACAGGGGGAGCGCTGATGAAGGCGATGATGAAACAGATAGTAGCAGCGAGTAATGTTGGAATCATAAGAGTTCCAAACCAACCAACATAAAGACGGTTGTCGGTTGAAGTAACCCACTGGCAAAACTGTTCCCAAGTATTTGATTGTCGTTGTTGAGCAATTGTAGCAGTCATTTTAATTCAAAGTAAGTAGATCCATCAGGGAAATGGTGGAGGTACTTATTTCCCAGACACCCTCAGTCTGGGATATGAGAGACGTGATTTACCCTCCCATAGGTCTCGGTTAACGGGAGCACAAATATTAAGGAGTTGTAACATTCCTTAACCTGTTGTTGTATTTATCATAACACTGTTTTGAAATCCTGTCAAACCCTTCACCCAGGAAATTTCTCAGACATTTACCAGGGAGTGCTATCCCAAGCGATCCTTTCCCAAGTATCAGTATCTACACAAACATAAAAATATGTCGAATCCTGTGCGATCTGGCCTACAGTTCCAGTATCAGACGAAGAAGAAGGAACGGGAGAAAATACAATTTCATCTCCACCCCTACCGATAGGAATAATACTAGCCCCTTCACGAAGATAAATGATTCTATCAGCAGAATTTACTGCCATTTCTCCGTCGTCGAGATTACTTATAGTTGGAACAGATGAACCAACATTAGATCTTTTAGGTTTAAATATATTCGCCATTATTAGAAATCAAATAAATTTATTAATTCATTCAAGAATATCAGTTATAATCAATAACTGTTTCAGATTTTTGTTCTGTGTTTTTAGACGACTTAGTAGTTTTTGATGAACTAAGTTTTTTATTTTCTGCTTCTAATTCTTGAATTCTCGTTTTTAATTTTGCTATATACCCAGCAGAGGCATTAAATTTTGCCTCTGCCGTTATTACTTGATTTAATAATTCTGAAGTTTTAGACTGATATGCTTTAATGATATCAGTATAATCAAGATTAATTTCATCCATTAACTATAAGTTCCCCCATCAAAAATAAGATTCACTGCTTCTTTGGAACTATTTATTACTTCATCCCCAGCGGTTGTTCCACCAACATAAAGACCAGCGGCAACAAGAGGTGCATAGGAAGTAATGCTGATTTGAGGATCTGCGGTTCCGGTGTCTGCCGACTCAGAAATAGCAGAAGCAATACCAACGAACTGATTGTTTAACCAAACAATCGCAGACTTCTTGGCACTATCAGTATAATAATTAAAAGCAATACCAGAATCCCAAGTGGTAGCAGAACTTGGAGTAGCGCCATCGATTAGACCTAGTTCAATTAGTCTATCTTCTACTTTAATGGTTTGAGTCTCGAAACTTACAGCAGTTCCAACAACTCTTAGGTTACCATTTACAGTCAGGTCATTTCCAATAGTGACATCATTGGGAAGACCGATAGTTACAGTTCCATTAGAACGTGAAACCTCTACTTCATTGGTAGTTCCACTAACAGCAAGAACAGCACCATTTGCACTGTCAGCAAGAGTTACATTACCAGATGCTACAGCAAAATCCCCAGAATCAAATGAAGCAACACCTTTGTTGCTGTCACTAGCATCTTCACCAGCAACTGTAATAGTTGTTCCAGTATGAGTAACATCCATACCTTCACCACCAAGAATGGAATAGGTGTGGTTGGATGGAGTTAGTTCACCAGAATCAGTTGTTACTGAGTGGACAAAAGTTGCACCAAGAGCAACTGCACCAGAAGTAACAACAAAGTCCCCAGTATCAAATGATGCGACACCCTTATTCGAAGAAGTGGCGTCTTCTGCTGAAACAGTAATCACACCATCAGTTACTGAGGTATCAATACCTTCACCACCAGTGAAAGTAATTGTATCACCAACAAGAATAGGATCTGCAGTTCCAGTGTCAGCATCAATACTGAATGGAGTTGCGAAAGAAAGGTTTCCGCTACCATCAGTTTTTAATAGTTGACCATTATCACCATCATCCGATGGTAGAGTTAAGGTAACATCACCAGAAAGAGATGCTGGTGCAATTAATTGCACTTTATTAGTTCCGTTATCTGCATCCTCATAGAGATTAACAGCACCAGCAGTTGATGTAGTTGCTCTTGTTAAAATTTGAAGTGATGCTAAAAATGTTTCTGCACTGGCAATTGAGGTTCCTGCGCCAGTTCCAGTTGCTCCAGTATTACCAACATAAAGAGCCTTTTCCGAAAGGTCAAATATTGGTTCTCCTTCATAGAAAATACTTCCAGGAGCAGCAGAACCTCTTCTTAATTGTAATCTATTTGCCATTGTTATTATGAAGATTATTACTACTATTTATTTATCAATTATAAGTCCCATAATCATCAACCAATATATCTGGGTTAAAGTCCGCATTAATTCCAAAATAATTTCTAGGATCTATAAAAATAAATTTATCATTTGATTGATCATACATCATTAGATACCCATCATTTAAATTAGTTATATCAACATCAAATAAATTTTTAACTGTTGCTTCAAATTCACCACCTTCTCCAATAACAGGAGAAAATTGAAACTTACGAATAGAGTGATTGTATTTTAAATATTTTCCATCATAAGCACTTGCATTGGTTGCGATACCAACAACATCATCCAAGTATTTTAATTGAGTTTCACCACCACCACCAATAGTGGATAATTGTTGCTGTATTCGAGATAAGAATAATCTATAGTGCTCCTGCAATTCTTTAAAAGTTACAAACTGCTGAGTTAAAGGAGTTAATGGATCTTCATTATTAACTTCTGCGGGTTCTGTTATAACAGACTCCTGAAGAACTTCTTTTTGAGACTCATTAAAATATTCAAATATCTCCTCAAGACATTTTATCTTGTCATTAAGTGCAGAATTTTTTTCATCAAATTCTCTATAAAAATTATCAAGTTTATCCGTATATTTTTTCGTATCTGGTATTTTTATTGATGTTACTTTTTGAGATAATAATTCTAGATCTTCCTTAAGTTGATGTATTTCATCATCGTAATATTTTATCTCTGGAATAACCTGAGGTTCTGGGATGAGTTTTTTAATTGAATCTAATTTTTCCTCAAATAATTTAAACTCATCCTCATAATATCTTGGTTCTGGTAATTCTTTTATCGATGTTTTTATATCAGATATATTACTCAAAAGTTTCTCAATATCATTATCATAATACTTTACTTCAGGTAAAACAGGAAGATTATCTATTGTATTTTTTAAATCTCTAATCTTACTCTCTATGGTAATTATTTCTTCATCATAATATTTTACTTCAGGTACTGTTGGAATAGATAATCTAACATCATTGATCTTTTCTTCAAGATAAACTATATCTTCATCATAATATCTTATTTCTGGAATAATAGGAATTGATTCTTTTATTTCTACTAGTTTTTCCTCTATAGAACTTATCTGATAATCATAATATTTTACTTCAGGAAATTTTTCCACCTGTGACTTAACTTTTTCTACACTCTCAAGTAAATCATTTAAATCATCATCATAATATTTAATTTCAGGAACAATTGGAATAGATTCCTTTACATTGTAAATAATCTCCTTTAAGTTTTCTAATTGCTCATCATATAATATTGGTTCAGGTATTTCTGGAATTTCAGATCTAACCTTCTCAATATCTCTTTTAAGTATTTTTATATTCTGATACAAATCGCTTGGATCAAATTCTTCATTGGAAGAAATTTCATCTTCCAAAGTCTTAACATATTTTTTTAAAAATTTTATTTCCTTATTATATTTTTTTGTATTTTCTACATTTTTTTTCAGCAAATTAATATCTTCAGAAAGATTAATTAATAATAACTCAACATCAATTTTTTCTTCTTCTTGTATATTTTTTTGTTCTTCAATTTCATAAACAATTTCTTCAGTTTCAACCTCATCATCACCAAAAAACATTTTTGGAACAATAAGTTTTCTAGAAATTTCTTTTTTTATTCTTAAATTTTCTTGTACTTTTTTTTGGTGCTCCACTTCTTCAAGAAGTTGAAGTTCTCTATCTTTAAATAATTTTTCTGGAGACTTTAACTTTTTGTTCATTAATATAATAAAATATACATTTGATGCAATAAAAATATTTATACTGTTATAAATATAAGTATAGTAAAAAAATATGCCAAGAGAATTTAATACCCCTCAAAGGGAACCTTGGAACTCACCAATACATCAAATGCTAAAAGCAATTGATAATCACACTCAAGAATACTTCAAGAGCGGTGATGAATGGCACCTCAAAAAAGCAGAAATATTAAGAAATTATTTACACGAACTGAAAACTTGGATTTATAAGCAAGAAGAAAGATGACTGAAGTAGTATGGTCGGTAATTATAATGTTAAGTATCGGAATGACTGGTGTTGCTTGGATAATTTACTACATACTTAAAGAGGCCGCAGAAGAATTCAATGTATCAATACAAGATCAAAAAGATCAACAGAGTCATTGATGGTGATACAGTTGATGTAGATATTGACCTTGGATTTTCTATTACAATAACGCATAGAGTAAGATTAAAAGATATTGATGCTGCTGAAACAAGAACCAAAGATCTGGAAGAAAAAGCAGAAGGTATAAAGGCAAGACTTTGGTTAGAAAAAGAACTTTCCCGTAAAGGTGAATGGATTATAGATACTACAAAAGAAGATAAGTATGGAAGAATACTTGGAACTCTTTATCTTGTAGGAGATCCAGTAACTGTAAATGAGAGAATGTTAAACGAAGGCATAGCAAAACCCTACGAATAATGAAATCCACGCTTCTCCTTGGATTATTAATTATGAGATTAATAACTAACGAAGGAGTATTCAATGAAGGACGCAGACCACAACCAAAAAGACAACCAGCAGAAGTCATCAGATTCATCAGAAGACCTGCCAAACGTGGTAGAAAAAAGGCACGGATCTTTATTGAATAAGTTGATCTTTATTATCTGTTGCGCCGTTGTTGGTTTTGTTGGGATGAATTTTGTTGCTTGTAACTTTATGCTTCCAGGTTCTATGAACGAAGCAAATGCTAAAGGAGAATTACAAAACCCTCCTCCTTTAGATTGCAAAGAATCTGAAAGAAGAGGGTATGAAACTTTATTAACTATTCTTACTACAGTAATTGCTTTAAGAACAAGAGTAGAAGATGATTAAATAGATATATTAAATACTTTAAATGAAATGTTGTCTATTATCTTGGCTTCAATATTTACAGCAACACCATTAGGTCGAGGAAGAGTGCCTTATTTTATGAGAGAATGTGATAGAATACGTATTTATGATAAAAGCACTGATACACAGTGGATTTTATGTATTAATGGTGTGTATCAATACCCTAAGAATGGCAAACCACAAGATAGAAGTTTGCCACAACATAAACAATCAATCATTTAGAACTCCAGAGTTTTCCTTCTGCAGTTCTTCTGCGAGCGAGTCCTCTCTCTACCCTAGTTCCAGGATTACGATACATGTATAAAGTATTGGGAACATTACCCCATTCTTTATTTCTCAAAACCCTACTAATGGTATTAAAACCATAAGAACCGTAAAAGCGAGCACCAAGGTTATAAGCAAAAGATAGTAAAGCCCCTTGTTGTCTTTCATTCATCTCATTCCAGTATGGAATCTTTTGAAGAGAAGGAAGAAATCTTTTCTCAAGATCAAACATTAATAGTTTATCAGCATATTCCTGAGTAATTCTTCTTCCAAGTTTAAATGTGGTTCCATTAAAATCCTTAGTAGAACCCCAACCAATTGTAATTGGTTCTTTACCGGTAAGTGGATCGGGATAAGCATTTAAGTGGCATCCCTCAAACTCCTTTATTAAATCAACACCACACTGAGGGATTCTAAATTGTAGTGTTGTCTCTACTTTTTTACATAAAAAATACGACCCCATCCATCATTACCTTTTGGACACCATCTACGGGAAAGATCACTACGCTTATATACTGCTCCTTTTCCATTAGTAACTGGACCAGTGTATCCATTATTCAAAGAACCATAAGGATCATTAACAACATAATCACCAGATAAAGTTTTTCCAATCACAACTACCATGTGTCCTCCCGTGGGTTTAGATAGAGGACCGCGATGAAGAATACCAATAACAACAGGTCTACTAGCGGCAAGCTCTCTATCAAGATCAGCAAAAGTAAGCCTGTAGGAAAAACTGGATTTAATACCGTATGACGCAAGAACTTTGGTCTGAACCAAGTGATCAGTTGTGTCACCGATTTTGAAAACTTTTCGTACATAGGCGTCGTCGCCCTTTGCTCCTTTTAGTGTACCAGGTTTGAAATACTCAAGGCACATTGCACAAGCAGAAGAGTTGCAAGTTCTATTTGCATCCCTATAATTATCTGTTTGTGGAAACCAAGGTACACTTAGAACATTAGATATTGGTTCAGTTTCTTTTGTTCTGTATATCAAAACCCATTCAGAATTATCTGTTAATTCTTCTGGTGCCTTTTGTTCAAGTACTTTTTCGAGTTTTTCTACCGCAGCAACATGCTTTGGATTTTTATAATCAAAGTATTTAAAAAAGTTATGAAGATCTATGATCATTATACTATACAAACCATGTACTATATTTATTAAAAAAGGAGGGTTAAACCCTCCTTCAATCAAACTGCCACTGCTTCACGAACAGTAGATTTTACATATTCCAATACTTTTTCTGGTGCAGTTTCTCCATAAGGATCGTCAATAGCATTATCACCTTTGCCAGGTTCTTCAAACAGTTTTTCGATAATACCATTATCTACAACTGCAGCATAACGCCAAGACCGTTCACCAAAACCAAGATTGGACTTCATTACCAATTGCCCCATCGAACGAGTAAAGTATGCATTGCCATCGGGAATGAGTTTTACTTTATCAATGTTTTGATCTTGTGCCCAAGCATTCATCACAAAACCATCATTAACAGAGATACAGTAAATAGCGTCGATGCCGTTACCAATAAAGTCTTCGTATTTCTCTTCGAATCCAGGTAACTGATAGGCACTGCAAGTAGGAGTGAAAGCGCCAGGCAAACTAAAAATGACCACACGCTTCCCATAAAAAAGTTCGCTTGCCTTACGATAAACAAATTCTCCATTCTCACGGAATGCAAATTCGACTTCAGGAACTTGATATCCTTCTCTACGCATAATAACCTCCATGGTAGTTTCCTTTTTCTTAAAAATATTAAACATAAGAATTAATTAAAAACAGCAGTAACTCCAACAACTTTAGAATTTGGATTTCGTGCAAGTGCAGTTTCTCTTGCATCTTTATAATCTTTTGCCTCTACGATTTCGTGAAAGACCTTACCTGCAACATACAACTGCACTTTACACTTCATCAGAATACGCCTGGAAGAATTTGTCCAGTTGTAAGATAAGTACCTACAGCAATGACAAATCCAAGCATTGCAAGTCGTCCGTTAAGAATTTCTGCTTCAGGGGTAAAACCAAATTTCATTTTTGTTCTCCTTGATAAATGTGTTTTTGTTTGAGATCTGGATTTGGATTACAAACCAGTTTTTCTTTTACAGGTTTAATGACAATAAACTTGTCATTCTTGAGTGTGCCAGCAACTTTAACTTCCAATTCAATATCTCGATCCCAGATACCACTATCAACCAGTTCTTGAAGGGCAAGATTAAATTGCCCTAGCATGTCAGCACTCATGGATTATGACTTTTATTTTGTTTAATTTTGTTGTATCCCCACACGGCAAGAGTGCCGATACCGATACCAACTACACAGCAAATAATCATATGATTTAAATGGTTAGCATGATTTTGAATATGGTGGGCGTGGTTCATAAGACATGAAGATGTCCGACCATGCCAGCACCTTTATGCGGATCACACCAGAAGGTGTATTCACCAGCATCAGTGAAAGTGATATCAAAACTCTCACCAGGACTAAAGAGAAGTCCAGTGTGGGAGAGTTCAGGGTGGTCCTCAACAATAACATTGTGAGGGGGGAGCATACCGTTTACAAAGTGGACGGCATCACCAGCAGAGATTGATACATCGTCAGGAGAAAAGATAAGATTACCATTTGCTCCCATCGTTACATCAACCGCCCATGCTGGGAGGGCAAAAAACATAACAGCAAGAAATGCAAACAATGCTTTCATCACAGGTTCTCCTCTTGTTCGGTCAGGATCACAACATCGCTGGTGGGATATGCCACACAAGTCAGCACCCAACCGTCAGCAACTTGTTCGTCATCAAGGAAAGATTGCTCCTCATTATCTACTGTGCCAGAAAGAATCTTACCAGCACAGGCAGAGCAAGCACCTGCACGACAGGAAGAGGGAAGATCAATACCTGCTTCTTCAGCAGCGTCAAGAATGTATTGATCGTCAGGGCACTCAAAACTAGTTTCAGTGCCGTCGGGGGATTGAAGGGTAATTGAATAGGTAGTCATCAATAAGTCTCACAAAGTTTTTCTACAGAGATTGCCAACAAAACAAAAAAGGCAACGGATGTTATTGTAACGAGAAGTGAAGTCATTGTCAAGTATCAAGCAATACCAAAGAAGAGGTTACCAGTCAATGCATAAGAAATTGCACCTGCAATAATGCCAAGCATTGCCCAGCGTCCATTCATCTTTTCTGCTTTCTCAGCATAAGGTTCGATACCATAACGCTCAAGGGCTTCCTTGGTCATATACATCGAAGGTTCTTTGGCAAAGATATTCATTTGCCCAAACTCATTTTTTGTTACGGTCATTTTCGTTTTATTACGAATTGTTACACAACTATATAGCAAAAATAAAGGGGCGTCAAGCCCCCATCTCAAAGTTTTGTTTGGATTTACTGACCGATTCGGTTTACGGCAAGTCGTGCTCGGTTAAGGATAGAACCACTCAGAGGAACATATCCAAGGTCATCAGCAAGTGATTGTGCCTTAGAACTCAGAGCATAGTTGATTGCCTCACGAATAGCAGAAGCATTAGAACCATTACCAGTCTTATATGCGAGAATCCAAGTCAGAGTTGAAATTGGATATGCAGTTGCGCCAGCAGGATTTGGATTAACACCAGCAAGGTTCGCATCCAGTTTGATGCCATTTAGTGCAGCAGAACCAGCGGCAGCAGTAGGAAGAACAAACTTACCTGCCTTATTTTGAATTGCTGCTGCTTGGAGTTTGTTTGCTTTCACAAATCCAGTGTTCACATAACCAATAGAACCTGGAGTTTGACGAATGCGACCAGCAACACCTTCATTACCTTTAGCGCCAATACCAGTAGGCCACTTTACAGACTTAGCAACACCAGCAGTCCAACCACCAAATGCATTCAGTGAGTTAGTAAAAGCATAAGTAGTGCCAGAACCATCAGAACGATAAACAGGTGTCATAGGACCAGCAGCACATCCAACTTGGTTCCAGTTCTTGATACGACCAGCAAAGATATCAACAGTTTGTTTCTGAGTGAGTTTCAGAGTACATCCAGGTTTGTTGTAGGCAACAGCAATAGTGCCACCAACCATAGGAATTTGAACGACACCACGCTTTACTTTGGCGGCATCTGCTGGTTTGATTGCTTCGTCACTTGCTCCGAAGTTAATCGTTCCCGCAATGAATTGACGAACACCAGCACCAGAACCAACGGACTGATAATTAACCCGATTCCCAGTATCTCGTGCATAGTCAGCAAACCATCGTTGATAAATTGGAGCAGGGAATGAAGCACCTGCTCCGTTAATAGTAGGTCCAGCAAGTGCTGCAGCAGGAGCAGCAACTAGACCAACAGCAAAAATTTGTTTGAGTTTCATAAAAAGTGAGTAACTACAAAGAAATTCTAAGTGAACTACAAAGAAAAGTCCACTAAGAATAGGTTAAAAACTTTAAGAAAATAAAAAGCACCCCAGAATGGAGTGCTCTCACTCAAGTTATGAGTAGTTTATCAGAACTTGAAGGTCGTTTGAATCACGCCACCCCAGTTGGAGGAATCCTTAGCAAGACGCTGGTTGTCGCTTGCGTAGAAAATCGCAGGTGTGATGCTGATGTTATCAGAAACTTGATACTTGTAGAAGATTTCAAGAAGAGTGGACTTATCAAGGTCTTCACCAGTAGGTGCTTGACCGATAGCAACACCAGCAGAGTTACCATCAACAAACACATCATCCCAAGTGAGACCTGCCATCCAGGACTGACTGTTGGTAGCATCGCTCTTGGTGCCGCTTACAGTATTCCAACCATAACCAGCAGAGACTGAGGGAACCCAACCAGATTCTGCAGGTTGCCAGTATGCATTCAGAGCATAACCGCTGGAGGTTTGACCAGGAACCAGAGTTCCAGAGGCACCATTCAGACCATTGTAGGTGCGAACACGAGTGCCTTCTGTGCCATAGCGATAACCGAATGCAACACCCCAGTTATCAGCACGATAACCGACTTGTGCCAGAGTATTCAGAGCACCAGACTCATCAAACTCACCAGTGGAACTATCAGAACCATTTTGTGCTACATAGTTGATTCCAGCAACAAGACCTTTCTTACCGTACTGGACACCGAAACCAGAACCAGTTGCCTTGTTATAAACACCAGGAGTACCGCCAACTTGGAAGAAGTCAAGGATCTTGGACTTATAAGCAGAAGGAACCCAAGCCATCTCAGTGTTGCGGACCAGAGCACCAGCAGTAACAGTAGTGCTACCGTTGAACACAGGGAACTGGTAGTACAGACGGTCGATAACTACATTGTTACCAACATCACTTAC